AAGCAGAATGGATAAGTTAGCCCAAAGAGTGGATGACTTAGAACAAGCATTAGCCTTAACCTATGAGATGGCTAATAAGACCAGACACATTATGACTCGCATTGAGGGTTATTCAGATGCCTATGACCGATATAATAAAGATGTAGATAACGTAGCTATGGAGTTGGATATTAAAGCTAGTAGAGATGAGGGGAACTAAAGTGTACTATGAGAATGATAAGGGTGACTTCGATTTAATCGATGTCATCCAAGCTTGGAATTTAGGATTCAATAGAGGATGTATTCTAAAGTATATAATCAGAGCTGGGAAGAAAGATGATGAGATACAAGATCTGTATAAAGCTAAGGATTACCTAGAACGAGAGATACAATATGTAAAGGAGCTAAGAGAAAAAGATAACAAATATTGGACATCAGATAACACATAATTATGTTTGGTTTAAATAAGAGATTACGCAAGATAGAAAGGGAATTACTTGAGCTAAAAAAACCATTTTTATTTGAAATAGGTGATGTTGTTAGGGTTAGTGGAAAGTATGACGAGGAATGGATTATAGCCTCTAAAGAAAAAGTTTATTACGAATACTCTAAAGAAGTTTACAACTACTATGTTTTAGCTAAAGAAGGTGTTAAAGTAAAGATAGAACAATCGGAAAGTTTTTTGATTAAAATTAGATAATTATGCCACTACCAAAACCTAATAGTACAGAAAGCCAAAAGGAGTTTATAGCTAAGTGTATGCTTAACCCTACGATGCAGAACGAATATCCTAATAAAGATCAAATACTAGCTGTTTGTTACCAGCAATGGAAAAAAAATAATAATAAATGTCTTGTTTATTAACAATTTGTTTTGTAGTTTAGCTTCATAAACAATAAAACAATAAGATATGAAAGTTTACAACCACCTAGAAGAAGACGAATTAGAAAGCACAGAATGCCCTATTTGCGGTAAACCAGATGCTGGAGGACAACCTTGTTCTCTTGACTGTCTTAAAGCTGATATGTTATGAGAAAGAAGTATAACAAATCAGATAGAATGGCACACTACTTCATAATTATGATGCAAACTGTGTGGATATTATTATTATTAACTAAACTTTATAACAAATGATTACATTATTAAACGATGAAAAGTGGGATAAGTTAGACATCTTACCGAAGATGTTAGACGATGACTTCTACTACAATTACTTAGGAACAGATAAAGCTTTAAGCAGCTCCTCTATGAAGGACTTATTAGTTAGTCCAAAGAAGTTCATAGCACCAGACAACTTACCTAAACAAGCATTAAGAGACGGATCACTAATCCACTTGATGGTGTTAGAACCAGAAAAGCTATCTGAATTAAATATTATAAATACCACTAAAGTAGCTAAAGGTTATAAGGATGCGGTAAAAGAGTTTGGAGAAAACAATGTGTATACGAGGTCTGAGTACAATAACGCTCGATACATTTCTAGAGCTGTATCAGATTGCAATGAAGCTAGAGAACTATTAGAAGGATGCAAATTCGAAGTTCCCGGGATAAAGATGTTTGGTGACATTGCTGTTAGAGGTAAGGCTGATGCAATGAAAGGTAAAACAATCATTGATCTGAAGACAACTTCTGATATTGAGAAATTTAAGTGGAGTGCTAAGAACTTCAAGTATACACTTCAAGCTGCATTATACTTAGACTTGTTTGATGCAGATGAGTTTATCTTCTTAGTAGTCGATAAGAACACAAGAGATATTGCTATCTTTGAATGTTCTGATTACTTTATAGAGCAAGGACTACAAGAGGTAGACCAAAGCTTAGAAGCATACCGATATTGGTTTATGCAAAACAATATGGATGCAATTAATAACTACGTTAAAAGAGGAGTACTTTGACAACTAAAGACCTTATATACGAATATTACCTTTCGGCACTAAAGCAGTTGAACGAAGGCGTATCCGTAGAGGTACTTGAGGGCGTCATAGAGACGTTTTTAGAAGTTGAGAACTACGAAGGTTGCGAGGGAATTAAAAGAGCCTTAGATGACGTTCGTTATTGGACTCTTGAAGACGTCATAGGAAGAAACAAAAACAATTTAGATAAGATACAAATAATATCCTTTAACAATGAATAGTCATATTTACAAGAAAGCTACTAATAATTTAGTAAAGCATATAAAAGAGATAACTGGACTTGATCCGTTTAAGAACACTAGAAAGAGGGAATACATAGAAGTTAGATGCTTAATGTATCACCACCTTAGGCATAAGATGAGTTTGACTTATGAAACCATTATGAATGTGATGAATCTATATGGTGCAGACATCAAGACTCACGCTAGGATTATCCACGCATTAAACAACTATGATGTGTATATGAGGTTCAGCCCAAATATGAGACAATGGGTTGAGAACTTAGAGAAGACTAACTTAGGAGAGAAGTACGATAGAGCTGTAAAGCTTAGAGATAAGATATACAAGCTTACGGATGAGCAAATAGATTTCTACTACGATGAAATCAGTCAAGTCATCAAGCTTAATGAAGCTAAAGAAATGGAAGTAAAAGAACCTCAAATAGTAGAATATGCCTAAGAAGAATAGAAAGCAACGCAACTCAGTTAGCAAGGCCACTAATGATGGTAGAGCGGGTAACGGGAAAGGTAAGCCTAATACTAAAGAGATTACTAGTAAACTAAAGAGTATGCCTCCCGCACAGCTCAACAAAGCAAAGAAGGACCAGATATCTACATACGCTTTAAAAGCTATGAAGAAAGTTTTTGGTAGTGAGGCAGAGGCTTGGGAGACTCTAGCCGAACAAGCTAAAGATTCCTTTGCTCATATGAACTTACTGTGGCAGTACAGATATGGTAAGCCCGGAGACCAAGCTAAGGAGGATAACACTCCAAAGGTTCAAGCTCCAGTAATCAATTTCTATGCGAACTCAGATCAGATAAAGGAGTTGGATAATACGATAGACATAGATGCTATCGATGTAGACGATCTAAATAGCGATGCCGAAGAAGACTAAACGAGTAGTATATCAGCCTACAGAAGAAGAAATGAAAGCTACGGTATGGGCTTTGAAAAATGATTATAAAATTATATCTTTGCCTACAGATAATACTCATAAAGAGTACTATGTTCAAGTAAAGAGAGGTAACAAAGTTTGGAGAAGTCCAGAAACATATAGAGAAAACGATGCTTGGAAGGAAATGTACGAAGTAACAGTAAAAATATACAACAGTAAGAAATAGCTACATTTATTTATCATTTTAATTATTTATTAACTTTGGATAAGTTTCAAGAACCTTGTAGCTACAGCCCACTTAACGGTGGGCTTTTCTTTTATAAACACTTTGGTACATTTTCAGTTATCTTATTGTAGATAACCGTTTTATGGAAGAAATAAAGATTCACGAGAAGTACATTCCCCTTTGGAAGCACGATAGTAGATATTATGTAGTAACTGGAGGAAGGGGTTCTGGAAAATCGTTTGGAGTAGCAATATTTTTGCTAAATCTAACGTATGAACCCGGACATAAGGTGCTTTTTTCCCGATATACGATGATTTCAGCTCAATCATCCATTATTCCAGAGTTTATAGAGAAAATAGATATGATGGGTGTATCAGATCAGTTCAGAATCACTAAAGACGAGATCATAAATCTGACTACTGGAAGCTCTATTATGTTTAAAGGGATAAAGACTTCATCTGGTAACCAAACAGCTGCTCTAAAGTCCTTAAATGGCGTTACAACGTTCGTATTGGATGAGGCTGAAGAGCTTGTGGAGGAGGATGTGTTCGATAAAATCGATTTCTCAGTCCGTAGTAAGGAAAAACAGAACCGATGCGTCTTAATTTTGAACCCAACTACTAAAGAACATTGGATTTACCAAAGATTCTTCCAAAATAGAGGAATTCCCGATGGTTTTAATGGAAAACAAGATGATGTGACCTTTATACACACAGATTACCGAGATAATGAGAAAAACCTATCAGATTCATTCCTACAGCAAGTATTGGAGATGAAAGTTAGGCGTCCAGACAAGTTCCAGCACCAAATATTGGGTGGATGGTTAGCAAAAGCTGAAGGAACTATCATCCGCAACTGGAGAGTAGGTGACTACGTACAAACAGAGCATACGGTGTACGGACAAGACTGGGGATTCTCTACAGATCCAACCACACTTGTAAAAATATCGATAGATAAGGAAAGTAGAAAGATGTGGGTCAAAGAAGTATATGGAAAACCTAATATGTCCACTAGTGAAATAGCAGAGGCCAACAAGGCCGAATGCGGTTTAGATTTAATCATTGCAGACAACTCTGAACCCAGATTAGTTAATGAGCTTAAGCAGTTAGGACTCAATATAAAGCCTACGATTAAGAAGAAAGGTAGTATACTAAGTGGAATAGCTCTTATGCAAGATTACGAGATCATTGTTGATAGAGGTTCTAATGGTATTATAAAGGAGTTCAATAACTATGCTTGGCAAGAAAGAAACGAAAAGCCTCGTCAAGGATATGACCATTTTGTGGATGCAATACGATATGGACTGCAATATTTAGCCCAAGGTGTAAATTCTGGAAAATATGTTGTGAGGTAAATAATAATTTACTATATTTGTCTTGTCGAACATCATTGGTTGCAGAAACCAAACTAAGCCCCCGAACAATAGTAGGGGGTTTTTTTATTCCCTTTACTGAAGAAACTGCAACAACTGAAGAAACTGCAACTACTGCAATGGAAGCATTGGAACTATTGGAACCCCTTCCAGTTCTTAAACATAGTAGGTATTCTCTTAAACGCAGTAGGTTTGTGTGATCTGGCCCTTAAACGCAGTAGATAATCTCTTAAACATAGTAGGTTTTTTCTTAAACGCAGTAGGTTTTTTGGGTTTGGCCTTTTCCGATCCGATTTGATCAAGATCAAAACTCTCTGAACCCGCATAAACACTGGGCTGAGCGATATTCTCACGAAAATGAGAGTAAATAATAGCGATTTTTCTATCCATCAAATTATTTTTGCGTATACGTGTGCGGGATACAATATATTGCACCCGATCGGATATCGTCACCGTTTCCGATCCCGATAAGATCCCGATCCGATCGCACCCGCTTTTTATTTTTGTGATCCGATAACGTCACCCGATCCGATAACTATATATATAAAATTGTATTATCCCGATCCGATAACGTCACCCGATCACCAGCAAAAGAAAAAATATAAGGGATGAAAAAAAAACAAAAAAAAATGCACTTTTGTTTGTGGGTTAAAAATTATTTGTATATTTGATCCATAGAAACAATAAAAACAAAAAACAAATGGAAACAATTACTTTAAACTTTGAAACAATTACAGCTTTGACAATTGCAGTAACTTTATTTTTATGCGGGATTGCTTTTTTAATAATTAACAATAAACATATATAACAATGGAAACAATACAACAAACTTGCTATGCTAAAAAAAGCAGCTTTACAGAAGTAAGAAAAACAGCTAAAAACAAAAAACGCATAAAGATCACTAAATTAGATATACTTTATACAATTGTATTGATACAGCTCTTAACCTTTGCTTTATTGCTTAATGCTGTTTTAATTAATTTATTCACTATATAAACTTTATAACAATGAAAACAAAAGAAACAATTGACCTTATTTACAATATTTTTAACCAGCCTTTAACAGCTGGAAACGATCAACAATATAAGAGGCCTATCTTAAGTAAAGGATCAACAAACAGTAAAACAGCTAAAAACGATCTAAAAACGTTTATACTGTATCTAGCACCCTATAAACAAAACTCTAAAAATATAAACATTTGTCCAAAAGCATCCGCTGGGTGCGCTGCTGCTTGTCTGTTTACAGCGGGACGCGGCAATATGTCACCAGTAAAAAAAGCGCGAATAAATAAAACAGAATATTTTATAAGTAACAAAAGGCAATTTATAATACAATTATCTATTGAAATTGTTAAAGCTTATAATAAAGCTAAAAAAGACGGCATAAAAATTGCTTTTCGTCTTAATGGGACGTCCGATCTAGATTTCATTTATTTGCTTTTAAAATATGCTAATTTGGATATCACCAGTTTAAGAGATCACGCAGTTTTTTATGATTATACTGCTATTTTAGGCAAAGCTCAAAAATATATAGCTCACCCTAATTATCACGTCTCTTTTAGTAGGAAGGAGGATAACCAACTGGAAACAGCGCGCGCAATTGATCACGGTATTAATACAGCTGTAGTTTTTTCCGGTGCATTACCGAAAACGTATCTGGGTGCTAAAGTTATAGACGCTGATAAAAGAGATGACTTAATGATTACTCACAAAGGGATCATTTTAGGTTTACGCGCCAAAGGTGACGCAAAAAAGGATCAAAGCGGGTTTGTAGTTAAAACAGACGATCAAGGAAATTTAATCTAATAAAGCTTTAAACAATGGAAACGATCACAATTATAAACAGCTTACCAGCAGCACAAAAGAAACAAATTAGACGATCTAAAAAAGAATTCATTATTATAAGACGGGATAAAACATATATCCTTACAAACGATCTATATCGATATAGAAACGATTATCAAATAGGAAACGGTAAATTTGCTGTAATTAGCTGCATTAAAAACGATATAAAACTATAAGACAATGAGACAATATTATTTGCACTGTTTAAAGATCTGGTATGTTCACAATGATACAGCCTATTATAAAACATACACAAAGTTTTGCAAGGATATAAGACGTACAAAGCTATATAAAAACGCGATCAACTTACTAGACGATCCAGATAATACAGCTTACAAGATAGAGATCTATAAGGGATAAAATAAACTATCTACAGCATACAAATAAGGCCTTTTAATAGGCCTTTTTTTATTGCCTATAGTTACCTATAGATAACATTATAAAACAGCTTTAAACAGCATTAAAATAGCTTTGTTTTATGTGCTGCTTTGCTGCTGGTGATATTTAGCAAAGCTTTGATAAATAGATAATGTAGTTAACACGGATATAAACAGCACAAACAATATCAATTCAATATCATATCACCTATATACGATAACTAAATTTACAGCTCACATATATAAACGATATAGGATAAGATCACCCACTATTATAAAATGATAGTATCTGGAGATGCTCTCACGGATCTGCAAGTATTTAGACGTAATATGAATGTTCTAAGGTGTTAGTTATGCAGTTAGATGAAATCAACCCCTTTTTGAGACGGGGGTGGCCCAATCGAATAAATCTGAAATCGGGTAGGCGGGTTGGAAAATAAAAATGGAAAACCATTTTATGCTTTACTTACTTGTTAGCCTAACTGCTGAAGGGATAGCATTACAGCTAAGGGGTTACTCGAAATGTTTTACTACCCCCTCTATAACCTTAAATAATGAAAGAAAAACGGTTAGCTTGAATGGTGCTGGGGGCTGTACAAAGGTTATGAAAGATGAACACCGCAATTGCTAAACTGAGAGTGTCTGATCCAAGTGAGGTATGGTCTTACAAGACATTCACAAGTTTGGTAGCTTATACAGATCTACTACTGTTCTATAAAGATAACTGAAAAGTATGAAAAGTGTTCACCCTTTTAGGCCCTTTTTCTGTAATTTATATAGAGTCTAAATAAGGATGGGAAGCTAACCTTCACTATTTACTTTATCTAGAATGATTCTAAATAAGGGTAATATGAACAGTTTTATTGTTTTGCAGTTATCATACTATAAACATATTGTATGGCGATATTAGATTTCGAAGTTAGAGTTCCAGCACGATTATCAGACATCAAGCTGAAAGAGTACCAAGAGTATATGAAAGTATACGATGGGTTGGAGCGAGATGAAGAAGGCAACGTATTAAACACTAAGGAACAGAATGATTTCTTAAGCTTGAAGATGCTAGACATCTTCTGTGGATTAAGCTTGAAGGAGAGCTATAAACTTCCTTTAAAAGCATTTGATGTTATCCTACAAAGAGTGTCAGAATGTTTCAGAGAAGAAACTCCTTTATTAAAAGAGTTTACGATGACAGATCCAAGTGGCGATTCAATTAAGTTTGGCTTTATTCCAAAGTTGGATGATATGAGTATCGGAGAGTTTATTGACTTGGAGGGATATTTTAATGATTGGTCGAATGTTCATAGAGCTATGGCTGTTTTATATAGGCCAGTAGTGTTTGAAAAGAACGGCTTATATGATATAGAAGAATATAGTGGTACAGAAAAATGGGCAGATGTAATGAAGGACGCTCCAATTAACGTAGTTCTAGGTGCAAAGCTTTTTTTTTATCGTTTAGGCAACAAATTGTCGAAACTTATGATGAGCTATATGCTGAAGGAGGAAATGGAACAGAATACTCATCAGAAGCCAATTTTGGAAGAAAGTGGGGATGGTATCAGTCAATTTATGCAATGGCAAAAGGCGATGTCAGAAGACTTGATGAGGTTACCAAGCTCAATATACACAAATGCCTCACGTGGCTACAATTCGAAAAAGAAAAGAGTGAAATCGAAGCAAAAATGATTAAACAACAATACAAATGACACAAGTATACGACATATTAGACAAACTAAGAGATAAGCTAATGGGCAATCCTAATGTGTTCTTGGTTAAGTTTGGAGATCTGGACGAAATAGATTTGGACAAGACTGAAATATACCCATTAGCCCACTTAGATATAGCTCCTAATATTACGTTTGTGGATAACGTTATTGAGTTTTCTATTTCGCTTATGGTTTTAGACATTGTAGACATCACAAAGAAAGACGACAAGACAAAGCCTTTTTACGGGAATGACAACCTAGTTGACGTTTTAAACACTCAACTTGGAGTTGTTTCTGATATTGTCACTTCTTTACAAAGAGGTAGCTTATTTGACAACCAAGTACAGTTAGTAAATGAGCCAACTGTGGAGAAACTAGTCGATAAGTATGAAAATATGTTAGCTGGATGGGGTGCTAGTTTTACTGTTAGAGTTCCTAATAACTTTAGCATATGTTAAAGTCTGTAAAGACAAGAGCTGCATTAGGTAGGATTGGGAAACTTCTATACCAGAAGTACCAATCTCAAATGAAAGCGGATAAAACTTATGCTACTGGGAAGCTATCTAAGAGCTTTAAGTATAAAGTTGAAGACTTTAGCTTAGATATGATTGCTGACTGGAAAGTGAAATATGTTGACGAGGGATCTGCTCCAAGCAAGGTTGCACCTTATAACGCAATAAGAGCTTGGGCAAAAGCAAAAGGCATTCAGCCAAAAAGAATAAACGGAAAGAGGAAGACTTTTAATCAAATGGCATTTGCTATAGCGAGTCATATATCTAAAAATGGGACTATACAGCGATTTGCGTCTAATGGAGGTGGAAGTAACTTAATAGACAAAGTACTAGGACGATATAAAAACTATATAACTAAAGAAGTATCTGAAGCGTTTCAACAAGACTTGAAGGATGCTTTAGATAAAAACATAAAAACTAATGGCAACTAAAATAAACGTAAGAAGCCCGTATTTCATCAAAGTATCTGATGCTAGTTTAGCTTCTGTAGAATTTAACTTATATATATGGGATGGGGTGGAAACATCTATCCCGGGTACTGCTACGTATACATTCACGAAGGATGTTGCGGGTGGTAATACCTACATTACTTTTGAAATAGCTGATTACGTTAGGGATTACATTATTACAGAATACGGTGACTACTCTACAAATGCAGTATGGGTTTACTGGTCGTATCAAATGTACTCCGATTTAGCTAGAACTACAGCCATTGGCACTCCAATTACGGGACAAAGGTTAGCTGTGGATGGATATGGCTTCTTTGAGGATGGAATTCATCCCGGAGAATCTACAGTAGACGTATTAATGCAAGACAACACCGATATTTACTACTTAGATGGACAAGATATCGTATTTGCACTATATGACGAGGGTGCTACAAATGTCTCTATAGATGGGACATCTGTACCGGCAGTTAGGTGGGAGCAAGTTTTAGAATACTGGGAGCAATTTGCAGAAACTTGGGAATCTGGAGGCACGGATCAAGCCATCGGTGACTCTACAGACTCCTCCAACAAGATTGTCTACGTTAAAATCACAGAAACAGAGCTTTTTGGGGATATAGAAACAATTACGGTGACCAAAAGCGTTGCTGCTGGTGGAGGAACACTTACAGTTAAGCTGATTAAGGTTTGTGAACCTAAGTATACACCTATGAAAGTCATATTCTACAATAAATACGGTGCTATGCAAGACTTGTGGTTCTTTAAGAAGTCACAAACAACACTAAATGTTACATCTGACACATTTAAACGCAACACTGTTGATTTTAGCGTTACACCAACCTATAACACAGCTTACCACCAAATAAAATCATTCAATGTAAACGGAAAAGAATCAATTACGCTAAATACTGGTTTTCTTCCAGAAAACTTTAACGGATTAATCAAGCAAATTATGCTATCTGAGGAAGTTTGGATTGACAATGGCACAAATGTATTGCCAGTTCGTCCAACAACCAACTCATTAAACATCAAAAAAACGGTAAACGACAAGCTTATCAGTTACACAATGAACTTTGAGTATGCATTTGATAAAATAAACAACATCAGATAATGAAGCAAGACATCCAATTATATGTAGAAGGTCAAAGACTAGATTTATTCGAGGATGAAAGCTTACAGATAACCTCATCCATACAAGATGTTAGGGATATTTCTAAGGTTTTTACTGATTATAGCCAATTTTTTTCCGTAAAGGCGTCCAGAAACAACAACCTTATCTTTAAACACTTCCACGACAACAATATTACAAATGGATTTGATGCTAGAAAGAAGGTAGATGCTGTTATTGAGGTCAATCACCAAACATTCCGAAAGGGAAAGATACGTTTAGACGGTGTTCAGATGAAAAACAACAGAGCATACGCCTATAAACTAACTTTTTTTGGTAATACAGTATCATTAAAAGACATTGTAGGTGAAGATTTGCTTAGTGATCTTGATTTTAGTGCTTACGACCAATTATATAGTTCTTCTAATGTGATTTCTAAGCTACAGAGTGGAGCAACAGTTGATGGAGTAACTGATGCGGTGATTGTTCCTTTAATTAGTGCTGAACAAAGATGGTTTTACAACAGCGGAGGGTCTAATGAGGAAGGAAACTTAGAGCCTACAGCTGGAGCGGGTGGTTATTACCGAAACTTAAAGTTCGCTATACGACTTTACTGTATTATAAAAGAAATAAAAAACAAATATCCAGCTTTAAATATATCTGAAGACTTCTTTAACGCCACTAACGCTAACTTTTACGGTTTATATATGTGGTTGCACCGAGAAAGCGGTCAAATGCCCGTAGAAGGCACTTATTCGGCTTATTTAGACAAGTTTCCAGCTCTATCTAGCTGGGAAGGTGTGTATATGAATGAAAGTTACTTCGAAATATCGGATGTTAACCCATTTCAAGCTCAATACTACTCTACTTCGCTTGATTTAACTGTTTCTTCGGCTTCTGTTCAGTTTAACGTCGTTTTAATAAAGAATAGTGTAGAGGTTCAGCGTTTTAATGGCAAAACTGGAGCTACATACTACTTTATAGATTTCGGCAATCTAACAAACGGTACTTATAAGATTAAAATTGAGTATACAGCCGCTTTTTCAGCTACAACAGCTACTAATATAGACTTCACTAGAGTTCCCGTGTCGGGTTCTAATACTAGCAACTTCTTCTTGTTTACAGCTAGTCAAACTTTAGCTACAGATTTCCAGTTTGTCGTATCTGATAATATGCCAGAAATGAAGGTTATTGACTTTCTTACTGGGCTATTTAAGATGTTTAACCTAACTGCTTACGAAGAAAGCGGAACTATTGTAGTTAAAACCTTAAACTCATACTACGCTTCGGGTAAAACTGGAGCTAACGCATACGACATAACTAAGTATGTGGATATGAGCGATAGTGAAATTGAAAGAGCTACTATATACAAGCAGATAAACTTTGGATTTGATGGTTATGGTAGTTTACTCACTAAAAAACACAACGAATTGTTTAATAAGCAATGGGGTGAGGAGAAGTATAATATAGAGCAAAAATACGACGGAGAAATATACAAACTTTCAGTTCCGTTTGAGCATATGAAGTTTGAGAAGCTTCTTGATTTAAACGATGATTCAGAAACTCAAATTCAATGGGGATGGATGTCTGATAGCTTGGACGAGAATAATGTTCCAAGTGCTTATATAGGAAAACCGCTTGTGTTTTATGCTCCAATCAGATTAACCAATGACTACATAAAGATAAAAGATGATGGCGGAACTACTACAATAACTCAGTACTATATGCCTAGTAACTCAGTAGGATTCACAGATTCACAGACTATAAATTTCTACCCAGAAATAAACGAATATGCTTATACTGTTTTTAATGATACGCTATTTAGCACTTACTATCAAGATTACATAGAAGATGTGTTTGACTATAGAGCTAGAATAGTAAAAGTTAAAACAATACTGCCGTTAAACATACTAGTAAACAGTAAACTCAACGATAGGTTCATTGTAAACGGATCTTCTTATAAAATAAATTCAATAACAACCAATTTACTAAATAATAAAAGTGAATTAGAACTAATACCAGACTTATGATTAAAGAAATTGTAGACTTACTAAACACTAATGATTGGTATATTGGAGATGAAGATATAGATATAGCTAAAGGAAAATATAAAGCCCCTATCAACTTAAAAGACCTAAAACAAACTATAAAAAGAAACAACTATAAAGATGGCAGATAGAACAGAAATATTATACACCGTTAGAGTTGATACGGCTAACGGAAAGATAAAAATAGATGGATTAACAAAAGGTTTTGTTAGTGCAAAAACTGCTTTAAAAAATCTGAACGAAGAGCTTTCAAACCATAATCAACAATTAAGGAATAATATAGACAAAACTGGTCTTGCTGGAGCTACATTAGTAGAGCTTGGTAGACTTATATCTGACTCTAACTACGGTTGGAGAGCGATGGCGAATAACTTGTCTCAGTTATCCACTTTAATGATTACTCTTATAAGCACAACAAAAGGCGTTGGAAATGCTTTATCTGCTTTAGGGAAAGCCTTTAGAGGCCCACTAGGACTTATTGTTGTTTTTCAAGCTGGAGTTGCTCTTCTTGAAAAAATGGCTATTAATGAGGAGAAAGCCGCTAGAGAAGCTAAAGCTCTTGATAACAGCTTTGTTAAATTAAGAAAAACGGTTAACGCATATTTAACCGAATTAAAGGATGCGAATTTAGAGGAAAGTAAGCGGGAGATTTTACTTAGAAGAGTTGGAGCTCAGTCTAATGATCTTAAAGAAATAATAGACAATCATAAAGGTAGTCTAAAAGATCTTAGGGAAGAGATAAATAAGTATATGGAAGTTCAGTCGTTAAGAATGAAATTGGATAAACTTATGGTTCAGTCAGAAGAGCAAGATGCTAAACATATGGAGAATGTTAGAATTCTTAGAGAAAACGACATTGAATCTATGAAAGAAGCCATTGCAGACCAAGTTTCTTGGCTGCCTAATTGGTTTGTTACAATAACCGAAGATATTTTCTCTTCGGAGCAGTCGATAAGAGATAGGTTCAAAAATTATATAGCTGACTCTGGATATCAAAGTAAAGTAGGGTATGATGAGCAAATAGACGCAATACTAGAGAGACTAAAAGAACTAGGAGATTCAACTACAAAAACAACTGATACTAACTTAAAAGAATTAAATAAGCTAATTGAAAACTGGAGAAAGAAAAGACTAGAAATACAAACTAGAAGCGACTTCGAACTACTAAATGTTCAAGAAGATATTGAAATTGAGAAAATGAAAGCTCTCGGAGCTACAGAACAACAGTTGCTTGATTTAAGGATTTACTTCTCAAACAAAAGAATGCAATTATTTGAGGCAGAGCATAAATCTATAGCTGAAATTCCAAAAAAATACCAATTAGAAATGTCTAAAGGGGAAATGGCTGTTAGGCAACTTACGGAGGAGGAATTTAAAAGAGGTCAGCAAATATTATTTGAAAATAGACTCCAAGCTGCTTCAGAATACGCACAACAAGCAGTAGGAGTACTTGACGCTGCTTTCCAAAGAGAATTAACTATAGAACAGAACAAGACTAACGCAATAAATAACGAGCTAAAAGCTAGGCTTAGAAATGAGAACTTATCTGTATCTGAAAAAAAGAAATTGCAGAATCAAATAGCTCAGAATGATGAAGCTTTAAGGGTTAAGCAACAGAAGATAGAAGAGAAGAGGTTTAAAATGCAAAAAGCGGCTAACATATCTCAAGCACTTATTGAAACCTACTTAGCTGCGGCTAAAGCATTAAGAAATGCTGGAGGTGTTCCAACTGGTTTACCTCCTATGTACGCAACCATCGCTACTGGACTTCTTCAAGTAGCCGCTATTGCACAGCAGAAATTCCAAACTAGTTCTGCTAATATGACTGGAGCGGTTACGGAAGTTGATGCGGGTCAATCTCAAGGCTCAACTGCACCAGACTTCAATATAGTGGGTCAATCAGCACAAAGCCAATTAGCTCAAACAGTGGCTGGACAGTTAGGAAAACCTACTAAAGCATACATAGTATCGAAAGACGTTACTACTGCTCAAGAATTAGATAGAAACAGAATTAACGGAGCTTCATTAGGCTAAAATAAGACAATAATTAACAAATAAGTTACCTTATTATGGAAGAACTAGATATTTTTGAGCTATTTATAGACGAAGAAAACGAATACAGCGGTATTGATGCTGTATCTATCGTAGAGCATCCCGCTATAGAAGAAGACTTCATTGCATTGAAAGATGGCAAGGTTCAACTTGCAGAAATCGATACAGAAAAACGTATTCTTTTAGGCCCAGCTCTTATACCAAATAAGAAAATATACAGAAGAAATGGAGAAGACGAATATTACATCTTCTTTAGCGAAGATACTGTTCGTAAAGCTTCAGAGTTATTTCTCTCAAGAGGCAAACAGAACAATTCGACATTGGAACACGAGGTCGAGATCGGAGGGCTATCAGTCGTAGAATCTTGGATCATCGAAGATGAAGTTAAAGACAAATCAAGAAAATACAATCTAAGCTTACCCGTAGGAACTTGGATGATTTCAGTAAAAGTAAACAACGACCAAATATGGGAAGAGTTTGTGAAAACTGGAATGGTAAAAGGTTTCTCAATCGAAGGGTTCTTTACTGATAAACTTGATGAAAGACCACAAGAGCCTACCGAAGAGGAAATGGCTGAGATGGAAGCTTTATCACTATTAGAAGACTTCTTATCTGAAGTAGGAGAAGTAGAGTTAGAGTCATATAACGATTATCCAGAATCCGCTTCCAACAATGCTAAAAAGGTATTGAAGTGGAGAGAAGAATACCCTAACGAAATCAAGGGAATGACTTCTGTAGGATGGCGAAGAGCAAACCAATTAGCTAAGAAAGAAAAGTTAACTCGCTCAACGATTGCTCGTATGGCTTCATTTAAGAGACACCAAAAGAATGCTGAAATAGCTGAAGAGTATAAAAGCACACCTTGGAAAGATGCTGGGTATGTAGCTTGGCTCGGATGGGGTGGTACTTCGGGAATCAATTGGGCTATCAATAAACTTAAATCGATAGATAATGAATAACGATTGGGAAATTAGTATTGGACTTTACCCGGGAGTTCTCTTTGGGGTAAGAACATACGAAATAAGTGAAACGGAAACAGATCACTTATTTTATTTGCCACTTATCTATTTATGCTTAACAACTATAAAAGATGAATAAGACAGTAAGTAGAACATCTCCTAAGGGAGGACGAAGAGGTTGCTTAGGACCAGATGGTAAATACTCTATCGAGAATTGCGATGGTTCTTTACAAGCACAAGGTGTTGGTTCTTTGGTAAATCAAGGAGAAAGCACCATTACAAGGGAGTAAAAATACAACACATTGTTACACCAATAGTTATCTAATTAGATTATTAATTAATTAATCCAAATATATATGAACGCTAAAGACGTAGTTGAAAAACTAAAAGAAGTATTACTTGGAGCTACAGAAGAGGTTGTTGAGACCCCAGCTGTAGAAGAGCAAGTAGAACTTCAAGAAGAAGTTGCAACTGACGAGGTTCAAGAAGAAGTAAAAGAAGAATTGGCTGAGGATGCTGTTTCTGAAGATGCTCCAGTTGAAGCTCAATATGCAACTAAAGAGGAATTGAATCAAGAAATCGCTCAATTAAGAGCTATGATTGACGAGATTATGTCTGGAATGGGAGCTGAAGCTTCTAAGGACGCTCCTCAAGAACTTTCTGCTGACGAAGTAGAACAACCTCAAGAAGAGGTAGAATTATCGGCTGATGAAGTTGCTGAAATTAAGCACAACCCAGAAGCTATGGTTGAAAACAAAGAATTGAACTTATATGCTCAATCTAGAAAACAATCAACCTTTGACAAAGTATTATCTAAAATCTCTAATAAATAAACAAAATGGCTACTACTACTAGTATTACTACTACTTACGCTGGAGAATCGGCTTCTAAATACATCGCTGCTGCTCTTCTCTCTGCTTCTACTATCGAAAAAGGATTAGTTGAAGTAAAACCAAACATTAAGTACAAAGAAGTTATCAAGAAACTCGCTACGGGAGACTTGTTAGCTGACGGAACTTGCGATTTCTCTGCAACTTCTACTGTTACTTTGACTGAAAGAATCTTAACTCCAAAAGAGTTACAAGTAAACCTACAATTGTGCAAGGCCGATTTTAGATCGGACTGGGATGCGATTTCTATGGGATACTCTGCTTTCGATTCTTTACCTCCATCTTTCGCTGATTTCTTAATCGCTCACGTTGCTGCTAAAGTAGCTGAGAAGAATGAGCAAAACATCTGGGCTGGAGTTTCTTCTAACTCTGGAGAATTCGACGGATTCTTAACTTTAGCTGCTGCTGATGCAGACGTAGTTGATGTTACTGGAGCTGTTGGAGGAATCACTAATTCTAACGTTATCGCTGAATTAGGTAAAGTAAGAGATGCTATTCCTAACTCTATCTACAGCAAAGAAGACTTATCTATCAAAGTTGCTCCAAACGTAGCAAAAGCTTACATCGCTGCTCAAGCTGCTTTAGGATATGCTAACCTTTACCACGATGGTAAATCTAACTTAAACTTTGAAGGAATCGCTTTAGAAGTATGTGACGGAATGACTGCTTCTTATATGGTTGCTTCTCAGAAATCAAACCTTTACTTCGGTACTGGATTGTTATCTGACCACAACGAAGTTAAAGTTATTGATATGGCTGACTTAGACGGATCTCAAAACGTACGTATCGTAATGAGATTGACTGCTGGTGTTCAGTACGGAATCGGTTCTGAAATCGTTCTTTATACTCCATCATAGTCATAGAGTAAAGCAATAATCTATAAGGGTGGGTAAGCCAAACGAGCCTACTCACCCTTTTTTAATAACTAATAAAACATATAAAAATGGCTTGTGATAATTTATCTCTTTCAAGAATAGAACCTTGTAAAGACTCCGTTGGAGGGATTACTGCTGTTTACTTCATCAACTTTGGCGATGCTGGATTAGACATTCAAATGAATGCGACTAACGAGGATGTTATCGATTCTTTCGGTAACACGGTTACTCCAGATGTTAACGTATTCAAATACGAAGTAAAAGGTAGTTCTTCTTTCACTCAAAACATTCAGTCAGATAGAGCAACTGGAACAACTGCTTTCGAGCAAGTTCTAGAGCTTACGCTTAAGAAATTAAGCATTGCTGACCACAAAGAACTCAAATTGTTATCTTACTCTAGACCTCACGTTTTAGTAGAGGATAACAACGGAAATATCTTCTTCGCTGGTAAAGAATATGGTATGGACGTAACTGGTGGTACTATCGTAACTGGTGCTGCTATGAACGAAATGTCTGGATATACTCTTACCTTAACGGGTATGGAGAAAGCTCCAGCTAACTTCTTAGGAGCAACTATTGCTGCTGCTGGTGGTATCGTAAACTAAGAATTTAACACTTAGGCAATAGAAGGGAGCATTTAGCTCCCTTTTTTTGTATCTAAAACAAAAAACAGCTTTTTCAGTTATCTTATTATGATTAAGTTATTACCAAATACCTTAGAGCAAACAATTACAATTGTTCCTAGAACGTTCCCTACTTTCGGAGTAGGATACGATGACGTGCAATTGGTAATTACTGAGGACGGAACAAGTAACTCTGAAACTATAACAGATCTTTCAGCTTCTGTTTCTAGCGAGTATAGCAACTATGTAACAATTCCAATCACATTCTCTATACTGAAGGAAAACAGCTCTTATTTCTTAGAGTTTACAAGGAATGGAAATCTATGGTTTAGAGATAAGGCATATGTTACTAGCCAAACTGATAAAACAGTAACACACACATTAAACACAAACAAATATACTGAGTTTGATTCGAGCGTATCTGACGAGTATATTTTTTTAGATTAGTATGAAAAAGAACATTAAGACAAGAACGATAGATTTGTCTAGTAAAGCTCCTACAAAGGGTTCTACAAGGATTATCAATCTATCTAGCTACCAAACTCCAGAAGTAAAAGAAGTTTACAATAAAGAATGGGTAGCTTACGGAGAAGACAATAACTATTTTGGCAATCTTATCGATGCTTACTTAGGTAGTCCTACTAATGCTAGATGTATTAATGGTATTGCTGATATGATATACGGTAGAGGTATTGAAGCGACTGATAGCAAAGAAAACGCAACTCAGTACGCTAAAATGAAGATGCTTTTACTTGGTAAGGAAATCAGAAAGATAGCTGGTGACTACAAAATGCTAGGACAAGCTGCTATTCAAGTGGTTTATAACAAGACTAAGACTGAAATAAAGAAAGTATTACACTTTCCTATGGAGACTCTTAGAGCGGAGAAGGCTGTAGACGGTACAATCCAAGCTTACTACTACCATCCTAATTGGAAGGAAATAAAACCTTCTGATAAACCTAAAAGAATACCGACTTTTGGTAACGGAAGCAAAAGAGACTTACAAGAGTTATTTGTACTCAAGCCTTATCGTTCTGGATTCTACTACTACGCTCCAGTAGACTATAACGGATGTTTACAATACGCAGAGCTAGAGCAAGAGGTATCCAATTATCACATCAACAATATTAAGAATGGTTTACAGCCAAGCTTACTGATTAACTTCAACAACGGAGTTCCTAACGAGGAAACTCAAGAACTAATAGAAAGAAAGATTTATGATAAGTTTAGTGGAAGCTCAAACGCTGGGAAGTTTATACTTACATTCAATGATAGTGCCGAAACTAAAGCTGATCTCGAACCGATTCATTTGCCGGATGCTCACGCTCAATACCAATTCTTAGCAGACGAGAGTAGAGAAAAGATAATGTTAGGACACGGAATTGTTTCTCCTATCCTTTTAGGTATCAAAGACAATACTGGATTCGGAAATAACGCAGAAGAGCTTAGAACAGCTTCTATCCTTATGGACAACATCGTTATTAGACCTTTCCAACAAGCAATCATAGACGGATTAAACGAAATATTACACTTCAACGGTATTTACTTAAACCTTTACTTCGTTACTCTACAACCAATCGAGTTCACAGAACTTGAGAACATTTCTACTAAGGTTAAGAGAGAAGAAGAGACTGGAGAAAAGCTATCCTCCCAAAAAGAGGAGCTTTGCGACTTCTCAGACGAAGAAGGAGAAGACCTTCTAAGCCAATTAGAGGGCCTTGGAGAGGTTATCTCTGACGAGTGGGAGTTAGTACACTCAGAAGCTGTAACAAGCGATAATGAGGAGTTTGATTTAACTGCTTTAGCTGATGCTAATCCAAACTTAGACTCAACTCAAGATAATAGCGGTTATAAAGTAAGATATGCATACGTTCCATTAAGAAACTCTCCTTCTAGCAGAAAATTCTGTAAGAGTATGGAAAGTATCACCTCGAGAAGCATTGTCTTTAGAAAGGAGGATATAAACCAAATGTCTTTTAGAGGTGTTAACAAAGAATTAGGTCATCAAGGTAGAAACTACAGCCTATTCAAGTTTAAAGGTGGTAAGAACTGCCACCACTATTGGGAAAGAAGAGTATATAAGCGTATGGTCGCTGGTAATACTGTTGTAGATGAGTCTGAAGCATTAGCTGATGGATTCCAAGCTCCAACAAACCCAACAGAAGTAGAAATTAGACCAGTAGATATGCCGGGAAGAGGGGCATACATTAAAAAATAATTATTATGGCAAGTAAAGCATTATTCATATCGACAACTGACTTAAAACGCAAATCTATTATAGATGGTAATGTAGATGCCGATAAATTAGTACAATTCATCGAGGTAGCACAAGATACACATATCCAAAACTACCTCGGTACTGATCTATATAACAAGTTACAAGCTTTAATCGTAGGAGGTACTATTGATGACGTAGCAAATGCAGATTACAAGAATCTGCTAAACGATTACATCAAGCCTATGCTTATTTGGTTCTCACAAAGTGCTTACTTACCTTTTGCTATGTATCAAATTAGCAACGGAGGTATGTTTAAGCATACTAGCGAAAACTCTGAGACTGTAACGCTTGAAGAAATGAGAGCTTTATTAAACAGAGTGACTGAAACAGCTGAGTTCTACACAAGACGTTTCGTAGACTATATGGCTTATCAGTCTACTACATTCCCAGAGTACAACTCCAATTCTAACGGAGATATGTATCCAGATAAAGACGTTAACTTCCATTCTTGGGTTCTATAATGGAGTACAATAGACTGTACAAACCAAAGGAAGAAAATGTTAAGAAGTTAGAAGCCTTCTTAAAGAAGCTTCCTAATGAAGAAAAGGAAAAGATTAAAATAATTAAAGATTCTAAATAAGATGGGTATAACTCTCACTTCCAAAACAATAAATTCAACCTATGACTCACTATTAAAGCTCTCAGATAACGACTCGTTAACGGGAGCTTTTAAAGTAATTACAGATGGTCTAGGAAACGATACTGGTGTTTCATTAAACAATACTGGAGACGTTACAATAAGCGGAACGCTAACAGTAAACACAAGAATAAAAACACCATTACTTCAACTTACTGGTGGTACTGGTACTCAAGGAGAATTGTCTTGGAATGCTGATGAGGAAACTTTAGACCTTGTCAATAATGGTGCAGTATTACAATTAGGACAAGAG